GCTCGCCCCTGGCTGAGCGATGGGATCGAGCGCTCTCGGGAGATCGTCACGCAAATCCTCGGCAATGGGGTCGAGCGGGCGCTCCGGGGCGAGGTCGGGGCTGCTGATGATGCCCTGGGGGCCGCCGGGCAGGTGGCGGCGGATATGATCCGCGCGACCATCAAGGACGGCAAGTTTGAGCCCCTGAGCAAGCGCACGCTCGATGAGCGCAAGCGCATCGGCTTCAAGGGCGTGAACCCGCTCACTCACACGGCCCAGCTCGCGAATTCGGTTACCTATGTCATCCGAAGCCGCCGATCGAGGAACAGGGACTGATGCCGAATATCGATATCACGGAGCTGCTCGAGGATGAGGATTTCGCCACGACTTTTGCTGTCGTGCGGAAGTCGACCGAAGTCGGGCAGAATGGCCGCAATGTCACGACCGAGACACGCTACGATGATGTCGTGGGCGTGATCGCCCCTGTCACGAGCAAGACCCTGCGGGATAATCCCGATCTGCGGCAGCAGCCCGGCGTGATCGAATGCTGGACGCGCTTCCTGCTCCAGGGCGCGGCCGAGGGCGCGAGCCCGGATGCGATCGAGTGGGAAGGCGATCGATACAATGTCCAGCAGCTCACCGACTGGGGCCAATGGGGCTCCGGCTGGCGACACGCTGTGGCGATCCGCGCGCAGCCGATCCCCCGAGGGGATGGCCAATGAGCGATAGCCCGCCGCTCGATCCCCCGCCGCCCAGCAGCTTGCAGGCCGGCGCGATCCCGCCGACAGGCGGCCTCGGCCCCCTGGCGCCGCTCGATCCCGATCCGCTGGAGGATCAGCTACAGGCGATCTTCGTCCCGCTGCTCCAGCTCCCGGGCGACCTTGTGCGCCCTCGCTTCCAGGGCGATGCGCCGAACCAGCCGCCCCTCGAGGTCGATTGGGCCGCTGTGGGGCCGGTCAATCAGCAGCCGGAGAACTCGGCTGTTATCTCGATGGAGCCGGAAGATCAGACACTTCCGGGCGCGCTGCCGGGCGCTTACATCCAGCTCATGAAGCAGCACGAGAGCTTCGACGTGCTGATTTCCTGCTATGGGCCCGGCAGCCGGCAGCGCCTCGATCAGATGCGCGCCATGCTTCTCATCGGGCAGAACCGCTGGCCGATGCGAGCTGTCGGCATGGCGATCCAAGACCTTGGTGTGATTACGAATGTTTCGTATCTCACAGCCCAAGAGCTGACGCTTCCAAAGCACGATCTGACGCTTCGCATGCGTCGCGTCATATTGCGCCGCTTCCGTGTCTATAACCTCCTGTCGGCGCCTGTGCGTGTGCTGCCGCATCCCCCCATCTGAGGAGCCCTCTCCATGTCTGCTACCATGAGCCTCCCGCCGAGCGATGTCGTGACGGTGGATGTCAATCTCCAGCCCGTCGCGGCGCCGCTCCGCAGCTTCCGCAGCCAGCTCATTATCGGCAGCTCCGCTGTGGTGCCGGTCAATGAGCGGGTGCGGCCCTATGCCTCGATCGAAGCTGTCGCGGCTGCCTTCGCGGCCAGCACCCCCGAGTACAAGGCGGCGGCGCTGTTCTTCGCCCAGAAGCCCCGCGCGCCGGTATTCAACATCGGCCGCCGGAACACCGGCGAGACGCCGCTCGCTGCCGCGCAGGCCTGCGTCAATGCCGCCTCGGATTGGTACGGCATGGCGATGGTCGATCCCGCGATCACGACCCAGCAGCACATCGATGTCTCGGCCTACATCGAGGGCCTCGGGCTGCCGCGCCTTTATGGCATCACGACCCAGGAGGCGGCCGTCAAGGATATCACGGCCACGACCGACATCGCGAGCCAGATCAAGGCCCTCGCGCGCCGCCGCACCATGATGCAGTACAGCTCGACAAACCCTTATGCGGTCGTGTCCGCGATGGCGCGCGAGCTGGCGGTGGACTTCTCGGCCAGCCGCTCCGCTATCACGATGAAGTTCAAGCAGCAGCCCGGCGTCGTCGGCGAGGCGCTCCAGTACAGCGAGGCCCAGACGCTCAAGGCCAAACTGTGCAATGTGTACGCCAAGTACAACAATGGCACGACGATCTTTCAGGAGGGCGTCACCTCCGATAAGTCCTTCATCGATGAAGTCCACGGCCTCGACTGGCTCCAGAACAACGCCCAGACGCGGGTGTTTAATCTGTTCTATCAGTCCAATGGCAAGATCGCGCAGACCGATGAGGGCCTGAACCAGATCGCGGTCGAAGTCGAAGCCGCGATGGACGATGGGGTGCGGGCCGGCCTGATCGCGCCGGGCATCTGGAATGCGGACGGCTTCGGCGAGCTGTCGCGCGGGCAGTTCCTGCCGAAGGGCTACTACCTGTTCGTGCCCGAGATGGCCACGCAGAACCAAGCCGATCGCGAGGCCCGCATCGCGCCGACGATCCAGGTGGCGGTCAAGCTGGCCGGCGCTGTCCACAAGGCCTACGTGATCATCAACGTCAACCGCTAAGCGGCCAGCTCGGCCCGCATAGGAGAACTCCCCAGTGGTCGCTCTTAACACCTACAGCTTTCTCGACACCCGAGCCTCCATCTCGGGCCCGGGGGGCAACTTCCAGCTCGGCCAGGACGCCGGCATCGCGGACGAGGGCATTTCGTTCGAGATGATCGAGGATAAGGGCTCGCTCATCACGGGCGCCTCGGGCGATGCGATGCATGTCCTGCATGCCGGCAAGGCGGGCCGCGTGACGATCCGCCTGCTCAAGACCAGCGTGACGAATGCCATGCTGAACCAGATGTACGAACTGCAGTCCGGCTCGCCGCGCCGCTGGGGGCAGAATACCATCCTCTGCACGACGCCGCTCGGCGACAACATCTCGGCCAAGCAGGCAGCCTTCGTCCGCTGGCCGAATAACAGCTTTGCCAAGACGGCCGCCATCATCGAGTGGCAGCTCGTCTGCGCGCAGCTCGACGGCCTCTTCGGCACCGGCGCGGCGGGCTGACGATGAAGGATCGCATCACCTTCGAAGTCGACGGCATCCTCTATCGGCATGTCCCGCTGCCGGCCTTGACGAGCTTCCATGTCACGCGGAAGCTCACGCCGCTCCTGACCGGCATTGTGCCAACCTTGATGGCCCAGGCGGGCGCGGACGGCGGCGGCCTCGCGGCGCTCAAGAACGCCGACTTCAACAAGCTCGGCCCCGATCTGCTGGGTCGCATCGCGCAGAGTTTCTCGGACCTCTCCGATGCAAATGCCGAGTTCATTATCTCGACATGCCTCACGACAGTCGAGCGGAAAGACAAGGAAAGCTGGTCCCGTATCTGGCATGCCTCCGGCAAGGCGATGCAGTACGAGGATATCGACAACATGCGATCGATGCTCGCGATCGTCGTCAAGGTGCTGGAGCCGATCTTGTCGGATTTTATGGCAGGGCTGGCCTCGACACCTCCGGATGGCGAGGAGGAGATTACGGCGCCGCAATAGACTCGGTCCATATGCCGGATGAGGAGGACTGGCTCATGCGGCCAGTCCTTCGCGGCATGTGCCGGTATGAGTCGCTGATCGATGGCTCGATATCGCTCAGCGACATCGCGCGGATGAACGACGCCATATCGGTGCAGGATGAGAACGTGCGCCGCATCAGGGCAGCCCAAGCAGAACAGCGACAGCAGTAAGGAGCACGCCCCATGGCGGCCAGCGGCGATATCCTCAAGGAGTTCTTTGTTTCGTTGGCCTACCAGGTCGACGGCTCCTCGGAAAAGCGCGTCGAGGAGTCGATCGACAAGACCGCCGGCAAGCTGATGCAGCTCGCCAAGCGGGCCGCCCAGGCCGCCGCCGCTGTCGTGGCCGCGATTGCGCTGATCGCGAAATCACTAGAGGACCTCTACTACGCTTCCCGCCGGACTGGCGCGGCGGCGGAGAACATCCGAGCGTTCGGCTATGCGGTATCGCAGCTCGGAGGCTCATCGGCCGGCGCGCTATCGAGCCTCGAGGGCTTCGCGCGCTTCTTGCGCTCGAGCCCCGGCGCTTTCCAATTCATCCAGAACCTTGGCGTGCAGACACGCGACGCTGCGGGAAACATGCGCGACACCGCCGAGGTGTTGCTGGATGTCGGCACAAAGCTGCGCGAGATGCCGCGCTACCGGGCTAACATCTACGCAGACACGCTCGGGATCGATGAGCTGACGCTCAACGCCATGATCGACGGCACAGAGAAGTTCAGCGCTGAATACCACGACATGGTCGCCCGGATGGGCATCGATGCCAAGCAGGCCGCGCAGGGCGGGCGCGACTTCACGCAGGTCATGCGCCAGCTCTTCATGTCCACCGATCTGCTGCGGATGAAATATAACCAGATGCTCGCCGGCCCGCTGGGCGAGCAAATCCGCAAAGTGACGCGCATCATTGTCGATAATGCCGACATCATCGTTAAGGTGCTGGGCAATGCCTCGCGGCTTGTCCTGGGGCTCGCGAGCCTGATCATCAACGCGATGGTGCGAGCCTCCGAGGGGCTGCGGCGCCTCTATGAATGGTTCACCAGCCTGCCGATCCAGACGCAGCGCTGGACCGCCGCCATCCTGGGGCTAGGCGTCGCCTGGAGGGCCCTCAATGGGATATTCAGCGCGAGCCCCCTTGGGCGCCTGCTGATCCTGATGACGGCCTTCCTGCTGCTGCTGGAGGATTACGACACATACAAGAACGGCGGCGAGAGCGCGATCGATTGGGGCGCCTGGGAGCCGCAGATCGAGGGCGTCAAGGAAGCGATCGCCAGCCTGGGGCGTGAATTCGGCGCGCTCGGCCGGATGCTGAACGATCAGTTCGGCGAAGGCTTCACCGAATGGCTGGAGAACACCGGCCGCGTCCTGATGAATAACATCTTTCCGGCCTTCCGGCAGTTTGCAGGCATCATCTCGGACTTGCTCGATCTCGACGCCATGATTTCTAACTGGAACCTTGCCGGCGCTGGCCCGGCGACGCGCAATCTGATGCGGCGCTTCGGCCTCAACAGCACGCCGCGCGAGGAGGTGCCGGGGCGGCCTGGATCGGGCGAGCCGACGAATGCCCCAAGCCGGGGCGCCAATGGACCGGCCGGCCCTGGCCCGAGCGCCGGACAGCCGGCGGTTACGACACTGCTCAATCTGATCGCGGGCGCCGAAGGAACAGCAGATCGGGATAACTACAACGAAACACTCGGATATGGCGCCTATACGGGCGGGCGGCGGAACCTCACCGGGATGACGCTGGATGAAATCCGCGATCTGCAACGCGACATGCTGCGGCATCCGGGCAATCATCTGCGGTCGAGCGCTCTCGGCCGCTACCAGATCACACAGACCACGATGGCCGATCTTCGCAATCAGCTCGGACTCAAGGGCGATGAGAAGTTTGATGAGGCCATGCAGGATCGCTTGGCAACAAAGCTCCTCGAGATCGAGGGGATGGAGCGCTATCGCAGGGGCGAGATCAGCGAGGCGGAGTTCATGGAAGGGATCGCGCGCCGCTGGGCTTCGGTGCCGCGCCCCTCGACCGGCCAGGGCTTCCACGATGGGCAGCGAACCCCTCGGGTCGGCCTGCCGGCTGTGCGGGGCGCTGTGCAGGGGCTCAGGGCGCCTCCGCCCAGCCTTGCGGCCGAAGGCCCGCTCCTGCCCGGGCAGGCCGCTCCTGCGCCGAGTGGGCCCGTTCCTGCGCGGGGCGAGGAGCCGGGGCGCAATCCTTCGATCCGGACAGGCGACGTCAACATCGTAGTAAATGGCACCGGCGATCCGATGGCGGTTGCTCAGCGGGTCTGGGATACAGCGGCCCGCGCGCAGGGCGACATCTTGCGTAACGCTAGAGGAGTCGTGAGATGAGCGAGTTTCTTTCCGGCCTGGGAGAGATCACAGATAACGCGCTGGGCAGCTTCCAGACCGGCGTCAATCTGCTGCCGAGCGCGCTCGCGGCCGGAGCTGTCAGCGGGCTCGTCAGCGCCTTGATCGGCAGCCCTCGGATCATCGGCTTTCTGGTCCCAGATATCACGATCCGGGAGCAGCATGATGATCGCTGGAACATCACAAAGCACCCGGTCGAGAAGGGATCGCCTGTCGCGGATCATGCCTTCGCGGAGCCGCCCGGGCTTGTGATGGAGATCGCTTGGTCCGATAGCAGTGACTCATTCTACACAGGCCGGGGCGCCTATGCGGCGCTGCAAGCCCTGGCGAAAACGCTCGAGCCCTTCTTCATCCTGACGGGCAAGCGCATCTATACCAACATGATGATCGCCAGTATCGCGGTCACGACAGAGTACAAGTCCGAAAATGCGCTGTTCGCGACAGTGACTTTCGAGAAGGTTAACTTTGTTGTCGCGACTGTCACGACCTATCCGGAAGCGGCGCAGCAGGACAATCCGCAGACAACGGCCGCGACACAAGAAACAGGCGCGCGGCAGCCCGAGCCTCGCCGGCAAAGCCTGCTAGTTCAGGGCGGCGGGCTGCTTAAAATACTCGCGGGGGGATGACGCATGGCTATCCAGCTCTTCGAAATCCCCCTGACACGCGGCCCGCAGCTTTTCGGCACGACCATCCGCAATCGCAATCTGCGCCTCAAGCTGACCTACCGGCCCGATCCTGGGCCCGGCTGGCTGCTGGACATCTACGACGATGCGGAGGTGCCGATCCTCTGCGGCACGCCGCTCGTGCCCGCTACCGATCTGCTGGCCCCCTATCCGTTTCTCAACATCGGTGTGCGGCTCTTTGTCCTGTCGGACGGCCAGGAGGATGCGGACCTCACCTACGATGCGATCGGCACATCTGCCCATCTCTACTACGCTTTTGATGATGGGAGCTAGGCATGTCGGAAATCCTGGGGCGTAAATTCGGCCGGCGCTTCTCGCTCATCGTGGGCAATCGAGGCGGCCAGGGGCTCGACTTGTCGGAGTTCGCCGTGCAATGGCGCACGACCAAGACCGACATCGCGACACCGAATACGCTATCGGCGCGCATCTTTAATGTCACGCGCGCGACCGCGGCCCTTGTGCAGAAGGAGTTCCGCGATGTCACCTGCACGGGTGGCTATCGGGGCTTCGAAGGCACGATCTTTAAGGGCCAGATCAAGCAGACTCGCTACGGCCGCGAGGATGGCGCCACGACCTATTTGGACATCTTCGCCGCGACTGGCGATATGGCTTATAACTTCGGTGTTATCAATGTGACGCTCGCGGCGGGCGCTTCCGCGCAGGACATGCTTGACGAGATCGTCAAGGTGCTGGAAATCTACGACATCAAGCTAGGCTTTGTCGCGACACTGCCGATCTTCACACTGCCGCGCGCTCGCACGCTGCACGGCATGTTCCGCGATGTGCTGACAACCCTCTGTGAGTCGATCGGCTTTGTCTGGTCGATCCAAGATGATACGCTGCATCTGCTGCCTAGCGATCGCGGCGTCATCGGCGGGCAGGCGCTCGAGCTAAACAGCTCGTCAGGCCTGATCGGCATGGCGGAGCAAACAGAGGACGGCATTTACGGCCGCTGCCTGCTGGATGCGCGCATGTTCGTTTATGGCGCTGTGAAGCTATCGGAGTCCTCGATCAATCTCCAGCGAATGAACCTGTCGGTGCAGGGCGAAGCGATGTTCAATCCGCGCACAATCGCCACCGATGGCATCTATCGGCTGCTGTCGGTCGAGCATACAGGCCATACACGCGGGAATGAATGGTACACCGATTTTGTCTGCTTGGCGCGCGGCGATGCCGGCGGAACAAGCCGCGCCTCTACGATCCCGGGAGCCTAATCGATGCATCCAAGCGAACGCACAGGCGATCCCCAAGAGGCGCTGCGGCAGGCCTTCCTAGGCTTCAAGGTTCAGATGTGGACCGCCTGCCCGGGCATTGTGGAGAGCTTCACCGACAGCCCGCCGCGCGTATCTGTGCGGCTTGCCACCCAAGCCCAGGTCGAGCTGCCGGCCGGCGAGCCGCAGCTCCTCGATATCGCGATCCTCGAGGATGTGCCGGTCGTCTTTCAAGGAGGCGGCGGCTATCGGCTGACTTTCCCGATCCGCAAGGGCGATGAATGCCTCGTTGTTTTCAGCAGCCGGGCGATCGATGGATGGTGGCAAACAGGCGAGCCTGTGCGCGGCCCCGAGGCGCGCTATAACGATCTGTCGGATGGCTTCGCGCTGATCGGCCCGCTGTCTAAGCCTCGGGCGCTGAGCCCCGGCGTCGCCATGAAGGGCCCGCAGCTCCGCAGCGACGACGGCGCTACATTCGTTGAAGTCAGCCCCTCGCTTGTGACGTTGAAAGCGACGAATGTCCGGATCGAAGCCGATCAGACGACAATCACGGGCAAGCTGCGCGTGATGGGCGAGACTGTTTTCGAAGCCCTGGCGCGCGGTGTTCGGGGCGTCTTCGGCAATGTGTCGGTGCATGAGCATCGCCATCAGGAAACACAAAGCGTCACCATGCCGCCCAACCCGGAGGCCTAGCCGATGCGCTACCGCAAGCTCGATGCCAACGGCGATTATTCCTTTGGGCTCCAGCAGGAGAACTTCTGGATCGATACCCCGGAGGGCGTCGCCCAGGCTGTCCGGACACGCCTCGCGGAGGAGCTGGGCGACTACAAGCTCGACAAGACCGCCGGGATGGATTGGATGGGGCAGGTGCTCGGCACCGGCACGGAGCTGACGCGCAATCTCGCGATACAGCGGCGCGTCCTCGAGACACCCGGCGTTGTGACAATCAAGGATTACGCGGCCTCGCGCGATCCCGACAGCCGGGAGTTCAATGTCTCGATGATCATCGATACGATCTACGGCGAAGCTGAGCGGCTTACTACGAACATGCGGGAGCCCTCCTGATGAGCGGAACATTCACCACATCCGAAACCGCGCCGATCATCGATGCGGCCGGCATCCGGGCGCCGGACTTCGCCGCGCTGCTGGAAACGAACAAGGCGCGCTTTCGGGCCATCTATGGCAACGATCTCTATCTCGAGTCCGACAGCCAGGACGGCGAGCTGATCCTCGCGCTGACGGCCGCGCAGCATGACGCGAATTCGGCCGCCATCGCGGTCTATGCGGGTTTCAGCCCCGCGACCGCGCAGGGTGTCCATTTGGCCCGGATGGTGAAGATCAACGGCCTGACTAAGCCGGCCGCGACATACAGCGTCGTCGATCTGGCTGTCACCGGCACGCCCTTCCAGCCGATCAGCAACGGCATCGTGCGGGATCGCATATTGAATACCCGCTGGCTGCTGCCTGACTTCACCTTCGGCGCTGATGGCCGCGCGACAGTGACGGCTCGCGCGGCGCAGCTCGGGAACATCCCGGCGCAGCCCGGCGCGCTGACTGTAATCGGCACACCGCAATTCGGCTGGACGGATGTGACCAATGCGGCGCCGGCCATCGCGGGCGAGCCTGTGGAGCTGGATAGCGCCTTGCGGCTCCGGCAAGCAGCCTCGACCGCGCTGCCGAGCCGGACGATCCTCGATGGCCTGCAAGGCGCCCTGGAGGATGTTCCGGGTGTCGCGCGGCTCCGCATCTTCC